ACCTTCTGATTCTACCGATTTAATCTCTGATTTTTTGGGGTCTGCAATGCGCCAGTGGACAGCACCCACAGGCCTTGGAGGAACTATCGCTTATGCAATGGAAGACTCCATGAGTAGAGGCTTGGCAGGAGTTGTCACTAGCATGAACTTTACGTGGATTGATCAAAATACAGTCTGGGACACGAGGTGGAATTCACGCGCACCTATGGCATGCAAGATTACAATGGCATTCGATCCTATCCACGACATCAGCCCAGGTCTTGATGCCTACGGTGCAAATAGAGCACCAATCTACAATGTGGGTGCCACAAGTCTTGTTGCAGGTGATCCAACTACTGTTGATGCAATCAAGTCTAGAGAGTATTTTAAGCGCAATGGTAATGAACCACAACTCAGAGAAAAATTTATCAATCTATTTAATAAAAATTAGTAATACGTGATTTTTAAGGTAAAATGAGGGGCTAATATGGCAACTAGCAGATATTTTTTCCAACCTGTGATTGGGAATAAATTCTACACAACATCTGATCTTTCATCGCGTATATACAATGAAGTTGATACAGGTGTCATACCAATTGTCTTAACACAAGTGACAAGCAATAAACGACTTGATGTTATAGCATTTGAGACTTATGGAGATTCATCTTTGTGGTGGATTATAGCCGCGGCATCGGGCATAGGTTGGTCTATGCAATTAACACCAGGAACTTATATAAGAGTGCCGACCGACCTTAGCAAAATATATGAGATGATGAGGTCATAATGGGTGATCCTCGAAGAGATTCAAGCGTACGTCAAGGTATTGCCAATCGAAGCAGGCTTTATGAGGCAGCTGAAAATTTGCGCAAGGTATTGTATTTGGCTAAAAGTTCCGATCTGTCACGTGTAATTTCAACATCAACTAATACAGCCATCGAAGCAGCAGTAACAAAAGAATTTGCTGCGCAAACGCAAGATGATGCCCTTCGTGATCTTGTATTGGGGCAATTTCCGGCGCGGATTGAAGATATTAAGTCCGCAGATGAAGAAATAAGCAAGACTGCTCTCGATGCTGCAAAGACATCAATTCTTGGTGTTAAAAATGTATCGACCTTCACGCCAGCAGATTTCTATAATGGTATTTTGACAGGCATACCGACAGGCGAACGAAAACAAAGTGATATCACGCACGTCAGGCTTACAAACACCGGACAGGAAAACAACTTCAGCACAAGAGGAGCTGAATACGTCGCAATTTTTTCAAATTTAATACCAAGCGTTGAGCTTTCAAAGTGTACACCTTATTTCAATATGAAGTTAATTCAGAACATTCCTAATGACGATAGCGTGCCAATGCCTTTCTTGACGCTAGACACGTTTTTAGGAGCAATGCGGACAGGTGGCTACAATACCAGTTTACTAAGAAAACTAGGTAATCTTACAACAATTCCAGTTACACCTGTCAATATGCCGTCAGCAAAACTGAATACATCAATTAGCGGAATGGAGCTTTTTCAAGCACCACAAACACTTGTTACGCCCGGAATAAACACACAAGCAGCATATAAAGCACATAGAGGCGTCCACGTACTAGACCCAATGCAGCCTCTAGCATCAATAGAAAGCATAAATTTTGATGTTTCTGCACTAAGCCAGAACTTCATGACTACAAATACAAAAATCGATATGACAATAATTCTGCATGACAAATCAAGACTTGCCGAATTATCACCCCTAATAACACCAGGCGTGTTCCCAACAGTCCAAGCAGAGATTGAGTGGGGTTGGTCACATCCTGAGTCAGGTGAATTTACAAATAACCAATTTGCAAAATTTCTTAATGCGCTTAAGAGCAAGCAAGTTTTTTGTGTCAATTCAGCAACATTCAATAATAGAGATGCAACTTCGCTGAGCATTAAGCTTCAATTGACAGGCTTGGGTGAGTGGGTTGCATCCAACACGTCTGTGTATACAGGCGAGTATGTTTCATATGAGTTGGTTAGGGCTAAAATGAACCAACTTTTCACAATCATAGACGAGAGAGCAAAAGATGGTTATCCTGCTAAGCAAAAATTTATAGGTGCATATGAACAGGTCGTTGAGCTTAGCAATTGGGAAACATCAGATAAGTGGATAAAATACGAAGACTACTATGCACTTTCATCATTGATTGATAATGTTCAAAACGGCATGGAAGAAGTTGACAAGCTTGTAAGCTTTTATTCAAAAGTCCTATCAGGAATCGTGCCCAGCGACACGACAACGCCTTCAACATATTCAAATCTTTCAACACAGCTTCGAGATACATTAAGAAAAGCACTGGAGCCTGCTACGACTCCTAGCTCACCGTATGCCAAATCAGGAAGCAAGGCGCAAGGTGAGCCTCCTAAATCTTCATCCTCTACGGGCTCTAAAGATTTATTGAATGAATATATCCAGACATTGACAAATGATTTATTTAATGATGATGGTGACCTCGCACCACCCGCAGTTGAAGTAGGAGAAGCTGCACCTGCAAGCACAACTACAGCATCGACTTCTAAACCAGCTCGTATTGGTGGGACAATTACGTTTGGAGATGCATTCCATAGATTGTTCTGCGTTCCTGTTTCTCTAACAGGCATTTATGATGAAATTAGAGTCACAATGTTTGACTTTAATGATCATGCCGGTCGTATGGCAGGGTTAAACATTGGATCATTTCCAATGACGACAACGGAAGTTAGCGTTGCAGTCGTAAAGAATAAAATGACAGCACAAAAGGCAGCGCAAGAGCTTATTAAGCTGGTCAATAATGCAGCAGCTGTTCCTTATGGAATTAAAAAGGCTTTGCTTGACAAGCAAGAAGCCGAAAATGAGATTGCAAAGGATGCAACACTTGACCCTGATGAAGCATCACGTGCTCGTGAACAAATTCAAGGTTCATTTGAACTAGCATTACAACGGATATATGAAGAAAAAGCTAACGCAGGTCTGGCCGTGTCGTTTGAGCCTAAGTTTGACACACCTCGTATAAAAATGCACACTGAGGTGACTCCTGTGCTTTATGGCGACACCATAAAACAGGTCCTAAACGTATTCATATTCGACGGATCAAATTCTGGATATCGTGGGTCAAACATTATAACTTCAATTATGCAGCAGGATTGCGGAGCAGTCAGAATTTTTAGACGAGGTAAAGAATTTGAGAAATTCGAAAGCGGATTTTTATCTACTTTAAAGTTGCCTACAACATTGACAACATCAAAAAAGACTAAAGTCGACGATATGCCTATTGTCTCAATTGATAGAGAGACGGCGAAGAAGATCATCACTTTAACAATGCCAACGCTTAGAATCGGGTCTGAAGGCTCAATGATAACAAATGCAAGCTACAGTTCATCTGCGTCGGGAGACCTCTCTAACGTGAATCTTTTGAGAGGAATAAAGAATAGCGGTGGCGCTTCTGCGCCCGGGTCTTTTCCCGGCATTGATGCTGACTTATTCTTAATTCCTGCAACACTCACGCTGACAATGCCTGGCATGCCGATCATCAATAGAGGTCAGACTTTCTATGTAGACTTTGGAACTGGTACAACACTTGATAACACGTACACTGTTACAACTGTTAAGCATTCAATGAAATTAGGAAGCTTCACTACGACAGTAACATTAAATCCTACAAATCAAGGCTCAATCAAGTCTGTCACATCAAAGCTCCAGACAGACTTGAAGATCCTTCAGCAGCATGCAAGCACAAAGATAAGCACAACATCCGCAAATCAGAAATAATTGCTTGTAAAACAAATTGAATTCACAGATAATTTTATGTGCCCATATTTCTATCAAAAGAAAAGACAGGTTTTGCAAAGCACATTATTGTGCGCGATGATTCTGTAGATCTTGTCGATCATGCGCCTTCTGAAGGTGATTACTGGCATCTTGATGATCACGCTTATCTGTCTTTAAGACGCGTGGCCGAGGCGAGATCTATAGACTTAAAGATGACACCTGACGACGCAAGAGTTGCTTGGTGGTCAAACTGGACAAATACGCCGCGTATTGATTATGTTTTGCCTAAAAATACTGCTATCAATCACATTAGAAAATTAATTTCTACATGCAATCATGTCATTGATGACCAATATTTTTCTGGGCAATATCAAATCCAAAATAGATTACTTGATCTTATGCAACCTGCACATGTTGATGACAAGATTCTTTCGATGCAAGATCAAAATATCATTGAATCATTTGGTCATGTTGTTGAAGGTTGCTGTGAAAAGATAGTATACGACAATTACAGTTCCTCAACAGGACGAATGTCAGTCAAGTCAGGTCCAAAAATCTTGACAATGAACAAAGATCACAGGCACATATTCAAGTCTGAGTATGGAAATGCAGGAACTTTGTTAAGCATAGACTATAGTGCCCTTGAACCGCGTGTTATCATGACGTTAATGGGTCAAAGAGGCATTCCAAGTGACATCTATACGACAATTGGCACACAGCTTCATCTAACACAAATAGCGCGAAAAACTATAAAACTTATGATTCTTGCAATCCTCTATGGAATGTCAAGAAAGAATTTTATTGTCAAATTCATGACAGAACAAGATCCGGACATTGCCTATGACAAGATACGCGACTTGCTAGGTGTCAAAAGCATAAATGCGCGGATTAAAGATGAAATGCAAAGCGGAGTGATTCGAAACCATTATGGGCGTCCGCTACGTTGTGACAATGAAGGCCTCTTTGTGAATCATTTTACGCAATCAACAGCAGTTGATGTTGCATGTGAAGGCTTTTTAAATGTCATTACAGAAAATTCAAATATTGCCAAACCTATTTTCATTCTTCATGATGAGCTTGTAGTTGACGTGCGGAATGAAGATCTTCAAAAGATAAATGAACGTATTCGAGATGGAATTTTTATCTCGAGCCTCTCCACAACTTTTCATGTTACAACAAAGGTGTTTAATGCAAGAAAGAGTGATTAGTAATTTTGAAACATTTCAAAAGGTCCTCTCTAAGACAGGAGACAGAGCAGCTGTTATTGAATCTTTTCTAGAAAAATACGGAGAAAGGATCGCAATTTGTCCATCACATAACCTCGCCAAGCGCACAACATCGGCGGCGGGTGGATTAGTTGAACATGCATTGCTAACATTTAAAATTGCTCGTAAGCTTGTTGAGACAACAGGTATTGCAGTTAATCCAGAAAGCCTTGCAATTATTTGCCTCTTGCATGAAGTAGGCAAAATTGGTGATGAAGACAAGGATTATTTTATCCCGCAGCAATCCTCATGGCATATTGAAAGAGGTCAGGTTTATACATACAATCCCGATCTGCCTAAGATGACACATGCGCATAGGACACTTTATATGCTACAGTCAAGTGGTATTCATCTGTCCATGGATGAATGGATTGCAATCCTGACACAGGCAGGCACGTCGAGTGAAGAAAACCGTTTTTATGCAGGATGTGAAAATAATCTTGCAGTTATTCTTCAGAGTGCAAGTAGAATGGCAGTGATGAAGGAAGAAGATAATTAAAATATAAGATGTCACGCGCAGAAGGTCGTTTAAATCAATACTCGTCAAGAGGCATCGCCATCCCTGTTGCAGGCGCAATTGGGGGTGGCGATGATGCTGCACAGCGCATTGGAAAGCCATACGCTCCAAAGCCTTTCAGGAGTATGGGCGGATTTGAAGGGTCTGCTGACTCTACGTTCTCATACAAGCTTGGAAGGCACCAAGTAAATGATCGTGAGGATGCAGGAGAAACGTTTAACTTTGACTCCATTGCAACAAGAAAGCTTGCAGGACCTCGTCGACTCTCAAGAAATATTAAGCTGAAGGATGTAGGCATGCCTAATCTTGTTGATTTCGAACCTTATGGCGCGCAGGCTATTATGTCAACTGCCGTACAATACGAAACGCTACTCAGAGAATTCACAGATGACCTCTTAAGGACAGATTTTGACATTGATGACGACCTTGAACTCGACGAGTTCTCAGGTGCTGGTGCAATTGCAGGATACACTATTCCACTTGGAGCAGGACCTGCAAGGAAAAAAGACTTTTACAAGAAGATGGCAAAACCATACGGTGGTTCTTATGTAAAGGACCCACTTAAAATTAAGCCAAGACCTTGAACACCCCCTCATCTAGGTTTATTATAACCTAGTGAGCTTACCTCACCAAGAAATAACCTACATTCTGTAGATTACGAATTGGAAATTGTAAGTTACACATTAACCATTAACTACTACTAAGGCAAAAATAACATGGCAATCAATTTTGACGCAATTCGCAAGAAGCTTGACAATCTCTCCGGTAACAACAAGAAGAGCTCGGCATCATGGAAGCCCAAGGAAGGCGAGGAGTACACAGTCCGCCTGCTTAGCTTCCCAAATAACGACGGCCAGCCTTTCAAGGAGCTCTGGTTCTACTACAACATCGGCAATAACCCAGGCCTCCTCGCACCTTACCAGTACGGCAAGGCAGATCCCATCCAGGATCTAATCAATAAGCTTCGTGATGAGGGTACTAAGGAGTCTTATGAGCTTGCTAAGAAACTCTACCCAAAGATGCGTTGCTATGCTCCAGTCATCGTTCGTGGTGAGGAGGACAAGGGTGTCCAGCTTTGGGCATTCGGCAAGCAGGTCTACCAGTCTCTTCTCGCAATCATGGTCGACGAGGATTATGGTGACATCACCGATCCTGAGGATGGACGTGATGTAAAGGTACGCTGCTTTAAGCCAAATGGCAAGAAGTACACTGAGACTGAGGTAATGCCACGTGGTAAGGCGTCACCTCTCAATACCAACCAGGCAACTGCAAAGACGTGGCTTTCAAACATCCCGGACGTTTCTAAGCTTTATGAGCTTAAGACTCCAGATGAGCTTAGCAAGATTGTCAATGATTGGATCAATGGTGGAATGCAAGATGGTGATGGAACTTCTCGTGGTGGAAATGTTGCCGCAGCTCAAGCCGCAAATGACGAGGATGAAACACCTGCTCCAAAGTCTTCCAATAAGGCACCTGCAAATAAGTCCTACAAGTCTATTGATGATGCTTTCTCTGATTTGATGGACGACTAGCAAGATTTTGGGGGCAGGTGTAATTCAACACCTGCCCCCGTATTGTTTCTATCAAAGGAGATTACATGGCAAGAGTTGCAAAAGAAAAGCGTAATGATGAGATTGCAGGTGACTTTACTGCAGATTTAATTTCATCCTTAAACAAGGAAAATGGTTCAAGAATTGCTTATAACCTGGCAGAAGATGAATCACCAACACATGTAAAGAGCTGGGTCTCGACAGGCTCCACGTTGCTTGATTATTGCGTTTCAAACCGCAGAAATGGCGGACTGCCTGTTGGTCGGATTATTGAGATTTTTGGACCACCATCGATTGGTAAATCTCATATTGCCACACAAATTGCTCGTTCAACACAGCAAATGGGCGGCATTGTTGTCTATATTGACACAGAAAATGCAACATCTGTTGAGAACTTGCAGTCTTTAGGTGTTGATGTAAGCAAACGATTTGTCTATGTTGATACTCACTGCACCGAAGAGGTCTTTGACACAGCAGAAAAGACAATTGTGAAGGCAAAAGCAATGCAAAAAGATGTCCCTATTACAATTGTTTGGGATAGCGTTGCAGCTTCTTCGCCCAAGGCGGAGCTACTGGGTGATTATGACAAGGAGACCATCGGCCTTCAGGCCCGAGCAATCTCAAAGGGGATGCGCAAGATCACAGGCGTCATCGGAGACATGTCAGTTCTTATGATCTGTCTCAACCAGATTAGAACAAAGATTGGTGTCCTGCATGGTGATCCCATGACAGTTCCTGGTGGAATGGCAATTCCATTCCATGCGACCACACGACTTAAGCTAGGTGCAGGTCAACAGATCCAGAATAAGAACGGAGACATCATCGGCATCAACGTCTCTGCAAAAACCGTGAAGAATAAAGTCGCACCGCCCTTTAGGACAGCAAATTTCCAGATTCACTTTGGAAAAGGAATTGTTGAGCACGAGGAGATCTTTGATGTTCTTCGTGATGCTGGTGAGCGTGAAGTCAATGGAAAGATCATCTGTGTGTCTGGAACAACGCAGTGGAAGGTGTTCACAGTCACTGATGCAAATGAGGGCAGAACAATTATTGAGAAGAAATTCTACAAAGCAGAATTTGGAGATCTTCTCAAGAATCCAGAGTACAAGCCTTACCTTGATGACCTAATCGAGGCTGTAATGGTGAGGTCCAAGGACGATCCTGCAAATCAGGCAGCTGATGAAGAGGAATCTGATTAGTTTGATCCTAAGTTAGTTCACATCAAACCTCCTATTTAATAGTAGGAGGTTTGATGTTTGATAAATTTATTGAAGTTTTCACTGCGGGTGGAACAATTGATGAATCTAGACGCGTCTTAGGAATTTCAAGAAACTTAGCAATTAAAAAGCTCAAGGAGCATCTAGGCTCTGAGGAGTATGCCAGAATTGCAAAAAATACTTCCATAAGTCGTCGCGTTGAAGCAGCCAGAAAATATAAAACTGGCAAAAAAACTGGCCCAATGCCAGAAGAAACTAAACAAAAAATAAGCAAATCTCACGTAGGCTTAAAACATACCAAAGAGACACGTGAGAAAATTTCAAAATCTGTGATCAAAAGAATTGAAACTCATGGCCCACTAAGATCAGCTGAATCTTCTAAAAATGCAGGCGCAAAAGCAAGAGAAACTAAAATTAAAAATGGCGCCTATGAAAGATTCTCAACGCGAATGAAGGGTCGCATAAGACAACCGATGTCTAAAGAATCAAAAATAAAGATGAGTGAGAGTCGTAAAAAATTTTTTGAACGCGGCGGAATTTCTTGGATGAAGGGAAAGACTCATACACAAGAAGTGCGAGAAAAATTATCAAATAAAACTCTTGAAATGTGGTCAAGTGGAAAATTTAAAAATTCTTCATTTATATTCCGAAGCAAGCTTGAAATTAGAGTTTTTGACTATCTCTCTTCTATCTACGACTGCTGCCATACGTTTAAGATTGATACAAAACTATATGACATCTATGTTAAAAACTTAAATCTCATCATAGAAGTCAATGGTGACTATTGGCATTTGAATCCTTTGTTGTACGATTCATCATTTTACGACAAGTCTAGAGAAATTTATGCAACAGACTTGTGGGAAAAAGATCGTTGCAAAGCTGTAAAGGCAATTGAGCATGGTTATGATTTTTGTACTATATGGCAAAAAGATCTTGAAAAAGATTTTATAGGAGCTATCAATGAACAACTTGAAAAATACACAGGAGGTGACCGTCATTAATAACAACATTTTGTTAATTGACGGTCTTTAACTTAACCTTTTTCTGCGCCATTTTACGTCAAATCCAGCAATGGGGTCAAATGGCAACCACGTCGGGGGAATCATTGGCTTCCTTTATGACATGAATTCCATTGTGCAGCGTTTTAAGCCGCACAAGGTTTATGTTGTATGGGAAGGCGGTGGTTCTCCCCGCCGTCGGGCCATCTTTCCAGAATATAAGGCGCACCGTAGGCCTGAACGCCTGAATAGAATCTATGCAGACGAGATTAAGACGACAGTGTCAGATCACGACAATCAGGTAAAGGACATTGTTGCGCTCTTAAAGATGCTTCCAGTGAACCAGCTTTATGTTCCTGACTGTGAGGCCGATGACGTGATTGCATACATCAGCAGATATGAGCATCCTGACAGTCTTAAGGTGATTCTATCATCAGATAAAGATTTCTATCAGTTGGTCTCAGATAAGACTGTGATCTATTCACCTACGTCAAAGAAGATTATTCAAATCCAGGATGTGATCGAGCGATTTGGGATTCATCCTAATAATTTCTCACTTGCAAAATCGGTGTGCGGAGATACATCTGATAACATTCCAGGAATTTCGGGTGTTAAGTTTAAAACCCTATCGAAACGATTTTCGAGTTTAATGGGCGAAACTCCAGTTATGCTAGACGATTTTTTAATGTCGGCTCGACAAGCTGCGGCGAATTCTAAGATCAAGGCGCATGCTGAGATCGTTTCAAATGAAGCAATGATCAAAAGAAACTGGCAGCTGGTTCATCTCGATACTGCAATCTTAAGCGGGACACAAGCAAAAAGGATACAAGATCTTTGCGTGTCTTGTAAGACTAATCGAGACAAGATAGGATTCATACGTCATCTCTTAAAGTTAGGCATTCAAACATTTAACGCAGACATGATTTTCTACACATTCAGCCACATCGGAGCTTAAGGTGTCAGGCACTGCACACTTTAGTCAATACGGTAAAAGTTTCCAAGAAAAAGTCTTTCAAGGTCTTCTAACAGACAGGTCATGGGCAACTCAGATGACTGAGATCATGACTCCTGAGTACTTCGATTTGAAGTATTTGCAATATCTATGCAAGTCATATTTCTCATATCATCAAAAGTATAAGGATTTTCCAACACTTCCATTGCTCATCACTATCATTAGAGATGACCTAAAGGAAGGAAAGGACACAATTCTTAGAGATCAAATCGTCGAATTTCTCCAGCGCATTCGTGTCAATCCTGACATGGGTGATCTGCAGTTTGTCAAAGACAAGTCACTTGATTTTTGTAAAAAGCAGGCAATGCGCGAGGCTCTCGAGAAAGCAGTCGAGCTGATTGCAACCGACAATATCGATTCCGTTGTCGATCTTATGAAGAATGCTTTGGCAGCAGGCACACCTGCTGCAATTGGTCATGACTTCTTTGAGGATACAGAGGCACGATTTATCAAGACCCGCCGTCAGACATGTCCAACAGGATTGCCTCAAATTGACGCGCAGGATATTCTAAATGGTGGACTTGGTCGAGGAGAGCTTGGCGTAGTTATTGCACCAACAGGCGTTGGTAAGTCACACTTTCTAGTTCAAATGGGCGCGGAGGCATTGCGTGCAGGTAAAAATGTCGTTCACTATACCTTTGAGTTATCTGAAACAGCTGTTGGTCTTCGCTATGATTCCAACCTCTGCGAAATTTCAAGCAGCGACGTCATTGATAGAAAAGAAGAAGTTCTTGAATACTATAAGCAAAACTCGCTCGGTCGTCTGATCATTAAAGAGTACCCAACAGGCACCCCATCAGTTCAGACTATTAGAAACCATATTGAGAAACTTCTTCTTAAGTCATTCGTTCCTAGCGTCATTGTGATTGACTATGCTGACATTATGAAATCGTCAAGAAAGTTTGACTCACTTCGTCATGAGTTAAAGCTTGTCTATGAAGAACTTCGTAATATGGCAATGGATCTTAATGTACCAATTTGGACTGCTTCCCAGGCAAATCGTGAAGCATCCAACGCAGAAATTGTCGGTCTCGAGAACATGTCAGAAGCATATGGCAAAGCAATGGTTGCTGACGTTGTACTATCAATTTCTCGTAAGCCAAATGAGAAAGCAACCGGTGCAGGACGAATCTTTGTTGCAAAGAATCGTGCAGGTCGAGATGGAATGATATTTCCAATGACAATTGACACATCAATGTCTAAGTTTAGACTAATGGATACAAATGAAATGTCATTGGATGATGCCATAAAATCAGATGGTCATACCATGAAAAAACTGCTTAAAGAAAAATGGGACCTTGTTAACGCAAAATGATAAACTTGTATTTTAAGATTGGAGTCATATCATGTCTGTAAATGAAAGAGTCGTCGAGTATTTTGGTGGCGATGATCTTGCCGCTGATGTTTTTAACAAGTACGCACTGCGTGATGTTGATGGAAATCGCATTGAAGCACTTCCAACCGATACATTTCGTAGACTTGCAAAAGAATTTGCTCGAATTGAGGCAAAATATCCTAATCCTATGTCTGAGGATGAGATTTTTAGCCTATTAGACGGCTTTAAGAAGATTGTTCCACAAGGTTCACCGCTTTCTGGCATTGGTAATCCATACCAACTACAGTCTTTATCTAACTGCTTTGTTATTGACCAGCCTCATGACTCCTATGGTGGCATTCTTTTCGCAGATCAGGAACAAGTACAGATTATGAAGCGCCGTGGTGGCGTTGGAATGGATGTTTCTAATATTCGTCCAAAGGGTCAACCCACTACCAACGCAGCCCGTACAACAGACGGAATCGGCGTCTTCATGGAGCGCTTCAGCAATTCTACACGTGAAGTTGCACAGGGCGGCCGACGCGGTGCACTCATGCTTACTATTGACTGTCGTCATCCAGAGATTGAGACCTTCATCGATATCAAGCGAGACCTGAAGAAGGTAACAGGTGCCAACATCTCGATCCGGTTCACTGACGAGTTCATGCAGGCAGTTGAGGATGGTAAGGACTTCCTACTTCGTTGGCCCGTAGAGGTTCATCCAGAGGAAGCCGAGATCTGTAGGACTGTCAACGCGAAGCAGATTTGGGACAAGTTTGTTGATGCTGCTTGGTCATCTGCTGAACCTGGTGCTCTCTTCTGGGACACAGTAGTCAACCAGGGAATCGTGGACCGCTATCGTGACGTAGGCTACAAGACGATCTCGACCAATCCGTGTGGTGAGATTCCTCTGAGCCCGTACGATTCCTGTCGTCTAATGGTAGTTAATTTGACATCTTTTGTAATGAATCCATTCACCACGAATGCAAAGTTTGATTATGATGGTTTCACGACAGTTGTAGGAAAAGCACAACGTCTCATGGATGACCTTGTTGATCTTGAAATTGAGTGCGTCGATCGAATTCTTGAGAAGATCGATAAGGACCCACAACCCGCAGCAGTGAAGCGTATCGAGCTCGATCTGTGGACCAAGATCCGTGCTGCTGGTCTCAATGGGCGTCGAACCGGTCTCGGAGTAACAGGTCTAGGAGATGCATTGGCTGCGCTCAATGTTCGATACGGATCGCAGCTTTCTATTGAGATGACTGAAGCAATCTATCAGCATCTTGCATTAGGAGCACACAAGTCATCTTGTAATCTTGCAGCCGAGCGCGGAGCATTTCCAGTGTTCGACTTTAACAAGGAGAAGGATCATGCCTATCTTTCCAAAGTTATGAATGCTTGTGGAATTGAGACACTTAAGCAGTGGCAAACGACTGGTCGACGCAACATTGCACTCACAACCACGGCACCAGTCGGTTCGATTTCCTGCCTCACACAGACGACCTCGGGCATCGAGCCTGCATTCCTTCTCTCCTACAAACGCCGCCGCAAGATCACACAAGGCGACACAAGGTCAACTGCTGACTACATTGACCTAATGGGAGATAAGTGGCAGGAGTACACTGTGTATCACCACTGGTTCAAGAAGTGGATGGATGTCACTGGCAAGACTGATCAGAAGGAGAGCCCATACTGGGGTGGAACTGCAAATGATATTGACTGGGTAAAGTCCGTTGATATCCAGGCAGCAGCACAACGGTGGATTGATCACAGCATCAGCAAGACCTGCAACCTTCCAAATTCTGCAACCCGTGAGACAGTCAATGATGTCTACATGAGGGCATGGAAGGAGGGCTGCAAAGGCTTCACAGTCTATCGTGATGGTTGCAGAACAGGTGTCCTCATCTCTACAGAGGAGAAGAAGGAAGAGAAGCCCAAGACTGCAGCCGACGTTCATCCAAAGCGTCCCAAGGAACTTCAATGTGATATTCATCGTGTCAATGTGAAGGATGATGCAGGAAAGCAGCAGTCCTGGATGGTTCTTGTAGGCCTTAATGAGGGTAAGCCCTATGAGGTCTTTAGCGGACTTGCAAATCACATCGAGGTCCCAAAAAAGTCTAAGACGGGCACACTTATCAAGAATGGCAAGGTGAATGGGATCTCAACTTATAATCTTCGAGTTCCTGTAGGATCCGACGATGAGATCCTCTTCAAGGATGTCGCCAACCTGTTTGCAAATCCAACACAGGGTGCATTCTCAAGAACAATCTCTCTTGCACTCCGCCACGGTGTTCCAGCCAACTTCGTTGTAGACCAGCTCCAGAAGGATAAGGAGTCAGACATGTTTACATACGCACGCTGTATTGCACGTGTCCTTAAGGGATATATTCCAGATGGCACAAAGTCAACCAACGAGAAGAAGTGCAAGGAGTGTGGTAGTGATCAAGTCTTCTATGTTGAAGGATGCGTTACATGTGCAAATTGCGGAAGCAGTAAGTGCGGGTAAAATAGCACATTAAATTAAGAAAGGCTACCTTCGGGTAGCCTTTTTTGTAAACAACACACCAAAAAGGTATAATAGCTACATGAACATCATTACACGCGTTTCTCCCCTTATTAAGGAGTGCGAACTCCGCGCTCCGCCTATCATCATTCGTGTCAATAAGTTTGATGAGGATTCTGCAAAAGAGTTTAACCAGCATATGTCAATTGCGCAATGCTCCGGCCAGAGCGTAATTCCTGTTGTTATTGACAGCTATGGTGGCGAGGTTTATTCACTCATGACAATGATTGATTCGATCAAGGCATCACGAGTTCCTGTTGCGACTATTGTTGAGGGCAAGGCCATGTCTTGCGGTGCTGTTCTCCTGACATGTGGTGCCCCTGGTATGCGATTTGCATCGCCTCACTCTACAATTATGATTCACGAAGTTGCAAGTGCCGGTCGTGGAAAGGTTGAAGAGATCAAGGCAGATGCCAAGGAGACTGATCGTCTCAATGAGAAGATTCTCAAGATCATGGCGCAGAACATCGGAAAGGATGAGGATTTCTTCCTTGACGAGATCCACACCAAGAAGCATGCTGATTGGTATCTTGAACCCGAAGAGGCAAAAGAGATTGGCCTTGTTAACCATGTCAAAGTGCCAGAGATGATGTTAACTGTGGATGTAAAGTACAAGTTTGAGTAGAAAAGCTGAAATCTTTCTAAAGGTCATTGCATGGAGGGTGGTATCCATCACCCTTAGCTTTTTTGTCATCTATCACTTTACAGGTAATGTAGCTACAACAACACATGCTCTTGCAATTAGCACAGCAGTGGGTTTAATAGCACAATGGCTGTTTGAAATGTTTTGGGACACACTCGTCAGGAGCAAACTAAGAAATGCCATTTCAGGACAACAAGGTAGAATTAATCGGTTACTACGGTGGCGACGAGGCCCATGCGATGTCAGCGTGGACAAGCACGAGCAGGGACCTAACGGAGGAGAAGAGGTCGCGAATCCCCTCGCTCCTGAAAATGCTGGCAGAGAATGGACATGAGACTCCGTTCGAGAAGAGCAGCATTAGTTTCCTGGTGACGACCGATATCGCAACGCACATCCAGCTTCTCAAGCACCGGATCGGTGTCTCGATCAACGCGGAGTCGGCGCGCTATAAGGAGCTGAAGGATGACAAGTACTACCTCCCGAAGGACTGGCCACTTGATGAGCAGACACGTTACATCGCTTTCATGGAGGACGCTCTCATGCGTTACCATGATACTCTCGAGCGCCTCGTTGCAAGTGGCATGAGTCGGAAGCGAGCCAAGGAGAGTGCTCGCTTCTACCTTCCCTACGGAAATCAGATCACTGCTGACATCATGTTTAACTGGCGTTCCTTTAGTCACTTTCTCGGTCTTCGAATGAAACCTGACGCTCAACGGGAGATCTGTTGGCTGGCTGAAGAAATGCTACGGCAGGTTCGTAAAATCGAAGGAAATCCGTTTGAGCACACGATTAACGCATTTGGCTATTGAGTGATATTTATACACAGCGAGTGTGTAAATGTCATTAAATAATCCGGTCCTTGGCGAAGGTTACGTTCCAGCATATCAAATCTCACCTGTCCCATTTGTAACAGCATCGAATGTTACATTAGGACAGACGAAATCGTATACATTCGAGTTTGTGACGAAATCGCTGTTTATACAAAATACAGCAGCATCTGGTAACGTTATTGCTGTTGCTTTCACAGAAAATGGTCTAAAGCCGTCAAATTCAAACTTCTTGATACTAAGCGGTGGACAATCATTTTCACAAGACATCAGAACATCAGCAATCTTTATTTCCGGATCTGCAGGCACGCCAACGTTCTCATTTCTCGCGGGTTTGACTAATATTCCTGTCAAGAACTTCCTGACAGTCACTGGGTCAAACGGTTATGCGGGTGTAGGCTAACAAGATCTAGAAATCCTATGTCATCTAACAGAATTAAAATTGTCGTTAGAAGAGGATTAAGGTCTTTAGCCCAGTCAAAAGCACCGGCAAAAGAGAAAAAAAGATTCAAAGACATATACAATACTGTGTATCGACATGCTAGAAGTAAGGGACAAAATCACAAGCAGGCACTGGATTATTGCTGGAATGTATATGCAAGTCAGTCACCTACTCGTGAAAAAGCCATAATTAAAGACATTATGAGTGAAAATATGAACGTAGATAGAAAGCAAATCAGGAGAATGTTATTAGAGATGCTAGAAGGCGAAGTCATCAGTATGTCTGATTATCGTGCTGCTGAGACACCTGCTGAACCTGGCCCTGAAACAGAAGAGGGCCCACAGACTGAATATGAGTCTTTCTTGAGTGATATACATTTGCAAATGCTTAACTTTATGGAAGACAACTTTGAGACTCTTGCGCCAGAACAACAGGTTTTCCTTGACGAAATGATGGATATGCTTGAGGCCGAATTAGGTATTGAAGAAGAGGCTTCATTTGATTTTGGTGAAGACGAAGATGAAGTCATTGCCGATGTTGAGGACGAAGACTAATCTCGTGTAAAACGCTGGTGTAGTGTTATAATAATATGTGAATGCACCAAAATCACCCTACGGCTTGATTCAAGAAGAATTCCAAAAAGATCCTTGGAAAGTCTTTGTCGTCTGCATCTTCTGTAATTTGACAAGACGAACAGAGTCTGAGCCTTACATGAGAGAGTTCTTTGCAAGGTGGCCGTCTGCTGCAGAAGCTGCATTTGCTGATCAGGCAGAGATCAGTGATCTGATCAAGGCTTTAGGTCTTGCCGATCGCCGCGCAAAGACCTTGGTAAGAATGTCACAGGACTATCTTGTAAAGTCCTGGCAGGCAGATCCTCGTGTACTTTACGGTATCGGTGAATATGCTTATGCAGCATATCAGATCTTTTGTCTACATCTTTGGGCGCAGATTCCTGAACCCAAGGATGGTGCATTAAAGAAGTATTGGAAGTGGATTAACAGCGTAGAATAAAGGAAGGTGTACCATCCCAGAAGGTCCAGAAGTAAGAATCGTAACTGACGCACTTGCAAGAACTCTTCAAGGTCGACAGATTACAGGAGTAACATATCACTACGGTCGTTACACAAAGCACGGACCTCCAGAAGGCCATGCTGAAATTTTGTCTGTCCTACCCCAGAATGTCTCTGTTGTATCTTGCAAGGGTAAGTTTATATACATACAGCTGCAAAATGAATGGTCAATCTGGAACACGCTAGGAATGACAGGCAGCTGGTCCAGTACACCGCAGAAGCACAGTCGGGCTCAATTTCATCTTGATGACGGGTCATCTGTGTATTTCAATGACATACGCAACTTTGGAACGTTGAAGTATGTTCGTGGACAGACGCACTTGCAGAAAAAGCTCAAGACCATTGGGCCCGACATGCTTGCCGAAGATGTTGATGATGCAACATTTATCACCAGGATCAGGTCAAAGAACGCCAGAGTCATCACTGAAAATCTGATGGACCAGACGATTGTTTCTGGCGTCGGAAATTACCTGAAGTCTGAATGTCTCTACTTTGCAGGCATCTCACCTCATCGTGTCTGCTCATCGATTAGTGATCAAGATCTGAGTCGCCTCAATAGCACGATCAAGTCAGTCATACGGCAGTCTTACAAGACAGGAGGGGCCACAATCTACACCTTTCAAAACTTTGAAGGTGAGAAAGGCCAGTACACTTCTAGATTTGCTGTGTATAATCAAAAGAACGATCCACAAGGTAGAGAGGTACAGTCTTTTACCTCACCTGAAGGACGCACAACATTCTGG